ATAGGCATTGGGTCCGCAGACAAAATAACGGGCTTTAATTGAGGTTGTGGCTTATCCAAGCAGGTTTCACACACCAAAAACCGCAAATTTTGTAATTGGGGACCGCGATAATCAAATTGGAAGCGTAAATCTTTGTGCGTATAGATAAAACCGCAACGATCACACCGCCCGAAAGCCTGCGGTGAGTTTGCATTGACCCTTGCTCTTCCATGCGGACGGAACCCCATAAGTTACCCCTATGTCCTGAAATACCCGGACAGGCCGGGCATAATGTACATTGGAACATTTTCCGTATCTTGAGTTGCAGCCGCCGAATAAGCTTGAGCCGCCTTAGCTTCCAAAGCGACTTGACGCTCAGGAGCATAAATAGCCGCTAATCTTGCAGCTAAACCAGCAACAGCCGCATTTAACCAACGATATGGGATATCAACCGTCTGAGCATTCTCGTATTCAGCATCCTGAATCTGCGTTACACGATAATATTTCAGCGTGTAATACCCAGTTTGGTCAGGAACAGGCCATATAGTAATTGTTGGGTCAATTAAACGATCAAACCAAAACACCGTAGGCGCTGCTTGAAGGTTTTTATTGGGTGTTTGCGAATATTCCGTTCTGGAAATAGGCATAATAATGCGGTCAAACTCCGCTTGCCCAGATCCTGTTGCAATATACGCATCCAAAATCATAACGGTGTTAGCGGGAACTTGATACGTCGTTTGCCCTTGTATTAAAGGAACTGTAACAACATCAACTTCCCAAAGATTGACGCCATTCAGCGACCAATCAACAAGCATGTAATTGGTTTCATACCGCGCATCTTGCATATGCTCTTGCATAAGCGCAGTCCGCCTTATGCCACAGCGAGCATAAGAACTTAAAACAATCTCACCTAAACTAGGGTTGAAAGTATAAGTGCCGCTGGTTGTCATCGACTATTCCTTAGAATGGGCCGTCGTTTTGAATTAAATACCCGCCAGCAAATACAGAACCAACAAATGGTCCACCAGTATTGCTTTTTAATTGATATTGAATGTCTGTTCCGCTGGGATGAGCAACAGGAACTGTATATGGAATGTTAAAAATCTGCACAAATGGAGATTGAGACAACAATGTTGTGTTGCCATTTACCGTATAATTGTACCCATTTTCTTGAATTGTGTTTGCAATATTAAACTTATTGTATTCAGCAAAAAGCATGTAATTGCTAGAAGTAAAACCAATGCTTGCGTTTGCTTGGATATAAGTCAAATAAAACGTATAACCATTTGGAACGGTATAAATGGACATTTGAGTTTGTCCAACACCCGCATTGATTTGCGCATACAAAACGGTTGCAATTTTGCCCGTAATATTACCCGCATTGATGCCGTTAGTAACAAACATGCCATTAATGCGAAAATAAGACCCAGTAGTAGTTGCTGTTCCAGAACCGTTTAACGTTACTTTTTCGGACAACAAATTGTAACTTGCATCCAATCCGTTAACTTGTACAATCAAACCAGCATCAGTCGCACCGGATGCACTTAAAAGAACAACAACGCCAGCGGATGATGGATATGCATAAGTTCCTCCAGATTGCGTCAACCCTTCCCAAAGAGGGCCAAGGGCTGTACCACCAATTTGAGTGCTATAACCAAAAATTTCTACAGGTTGATGAGCAGTAATTTGCCCACGACCAACCTGCAATTCAAATGGCTCATGTTTGCCATTGCGAGTAATCGAATCTTGAATGACATAAGATAAGTTAGTCATTTGTGTTTACCTTTTCTTGCAACAGCAGCGTTATCGACCAAATTTGGATAAGGACGACCAGCCGCCCTTGCATGTGCCTTCGCCGTCGCTTTCTGCTTGGCGGTCAAATGTTTATGATGTGCATCTTTTTCAGCGGGATGTTCCCAAAATGGTTTCTTTTCCATCAGCAACCCCATTTACGCAAAGCTTTGTTGATCCGGCTTTCTGGATCATGTGCATTTTTGTGATTCGTCAGTTTAGAACGCATCCCTTCCATTCGCTCACAAAATGATTTGTGATGAGCATTGTGCGAATCTTTGGTAGGCGCATGTAAATGTCCACCAGTTTCATGATGATAAGAGGCGCGACCACGCTCATTCAAGCCGCCGGATGGACTCTTACCTTCAGAACGTTGCCAAGCTGGTGATTTTGCCATTTCTATCTCCATAAGAAAGAAAGGGGGCCGAAGCCCCCCATCTTAATGGTGCATTTTCTTCAATGTCTCAGCCAGACGAGCGCGTTTCGCAAGGGTGGGGTTGCTACTATGCGTCGCTTTCTCCAGCTTCTTAGCGGGGATCTTTTCCCCCGCCGGAACATGAAGTTGTTTATGCAAGGCTCCGGGATGCTTTATAGCACCCTGAATCCATTTTGCACTGCCGCCACTCGCGTGACGAGAGCGGCTTACGACTCCCCCGAATCAACATCCCGACCCGCAGGGGTATGGACGTCGTGGGCAGAGGAGAACGGATGCATATCGGAACCCTTACCGACTTTACCGCCCGATTTACGTTTCGGACGATCCAAACGGTGATGAGCATGATGACCATGCATTTCAACATGCTTGCCATGATGTTTCATAGCACCGCCACGCTTCTTTTTTGCAGCTTCCTTAACGACATGCGAACCAGCGCCAGCATAAACTTCTGACGGAGTTTCATCATGAGCCATAACGCCATGTTCGTCATGACCAACATGACCGCCATGCTTACGAGCCTTGCGGTGATGCTTCATTGAGTGATGCTTAACATGCGCATGAATGTCATGACCATGATGTTCATGATGCGCGTGATGATGTTTACCCTTCATCGCTAAATCCTTCCTTAAGCTTGGGTAACGCCGAACAGGCCCGTAATGGAACCCATATTAGCAGGAGTGATAAACTGACGAATGATCAGGCGGTTGGAACCGTTAGCAGCAGTTTGCAACGCATAAGTGCCGCGAACGTCACCTGTCGTTGTGGTTGCTGGGATAGTAGTAACAGCCGCCGTATAACCCGTATTCGCAGTGATTGCAGCGTTGGCATAGTTAATTGCTATGTCACCAAAGAAATCAGAACGAAGAGGGAGACCATAAATATCAGTCGTACCAACGGAATAGTTATGCGCATCAGTAAATTGCGGGACAACGCTCGCAATGTACTTAAAGGCTTTCTTACCGTTGACGGTTGTTGCACTTGCGGGAGCAGCAATCACTTCAGACATCGGAACGCCATAAATGTCGTACCCGCTGATCAAAATGTTACCGCCCGTAGCGGATGCAGAACCAGTGACACTCACTGCGCGAGAAACAATCGCCTGTGGATTCCACAAGTTAATGGTGCCGACCTGACCAAACGGTTGCCCAAGAGCAAACGTTCCAGTCGCCTGACCAGTAATTGTTGCGGAAGTAACAGTCGCGTTACCCGTAACGGTATATGTGCCAGCGCCACCAGCAGGGCCAGTAAGCTGATTCACAACCGTAGTACCAGAAGCGACACCCGTACCCGACAAGGTCATGCCCACCGTTACCGTCCCAGTAAGGGAAGAAACAGTCAGTACGTTGCTGGCAACAACACCCGTAAAGGAGCAGAAGCCATCAACCATAAGGAGGCCAGTAACCGTTGCACCAGTGTTGTAGTTGAAGCAAGAAGCGTTGACCGACACGCCTGTCGAAGTAGAGTTTGTCGATACAAGAGTCATCGCTGTGCCGCTTACAACGTTAGCAGCAGCAGCAATTGCTGTGTTGCTAAGGGTATAAGGAGCATAGTTGATGGTCATCGCATCAGAAGTAGAAAACCCCGCCGTAAAAGCGCCGAAGTTTTGGCCCGGAATGTAATTAAAATTCGGGCGCGGATCGATACGGCCCACGCCGCCCCAGAAGAGCGACGGGCCAAGTTCAGGATTGTAATCCGTTACGCTACCAATGGTGTTTTGACCAAAGGAAACAACTGGACCGGAGAAAGATGAAATAGTCATGTGTCTTTCTCCTTGACTTACGAGGTCGGGAATGAGCCGTAGATCGAACGCCAATTGTAATAGCCTACCGAATAACGCTCATAGCCTTTAACCAACAGGTTGTCTGTCGTAAAATCGACTTGCATATCCATTTCGAAGGGAATGCGGTCCATATATACGAGACCTTTGATGTTGGTAAGCAAGAACCATGCATAGTTGGACGTCAAAAAGTCCATAACCATGTAGGATTCACCAAGGCCGCCCCCAGTAAACTGGATTGCGTTTACGTCGTTGTCCGATGTTCCGGGACGCAGTTGAGTCTTCGTCAAACGAATAGCAACTGGCTCCAAAGACGGAGGAACGATCAGCTTGCGAGCGCGAGCGAAGATCTTGTTACCTGCGATGTCTTTGAAGTTCTGGCGGATAGCAACCATGCCGTTCAGCAAGGTGGCTTCGTTCAGATCAACGTCTACAGTTGGCTTATTAGCGATTGTGCCGCCATCGATAGGATGGGCGGTCGAGCAAAGCGCAACACCGTCGCCGCCGATAGAGGCATTGTAGGTGGTCGCAGTGTTCAAAACGTTCGCTGCATAAATTTCTTTAGTCTGATGGAAAGATTCAATCAGGCCAAGGTTGGTGGGTTTAAACTGCGCTTTGTAAAGGTTATCGTCGATAGCCTTACGAGTGATGCTATAACCCAGAGCAATTTCGTTATGCTCTTGGTTGTAGACATAACGCTCACCTGCACCGTTGTCGAACTGGGTGTTGCCACCTTCAGTCTTCAACTGAGCAAGGCCCAGATAGCGCATTTCAACCGTACGTTCCAGAGCCATGTTTGACTTGGTGATTTCGAACACCTTGTCGTACTGGCTTGGAATCATTGTATATTTACCTTCCACACCGCGAAGACCGGGGAGGAGAAGGTCACGAATCTGACTAAGATTGACAGCCATTGGTCCTTACTCCTTATGTACCAGTCGTCACGCGGAAGTCTTGGAAGTTGAATGCGACGATGACGTTGTTATAGCCAGTCGTAACATCCGTACCATTTGCGCCCGGAGGTGCAGTAACAAGACCAATAATGCGGAACGGAAGGGTGGTTGTAGCTGGGTTAATGGTGGTTTGATCCACATAAGCGCCAGACTGACCAGAGAGGGTATTCGGTGAACCCAAAGCAAAGTTGATGTTTGCGTTGATGTCAGCAATACCGATTGCTGTGGTAGAGCCGCCAGCTTGAACCTTGAAGGTTGCTTGAGGATCAGTGATCACATAGGCGGTAACGTCACCAGTTGCACCAGAACCGGGCCAAGAAGGCGACCATACGGTACGACCAAGCGAGGTGTTGAGGTAAGAACAACCAATGAAAATGCCAGCAATCTGAGTTGTGCCAGCGGTTGAACGGGTAACATAACCCGTAGAAAGACTTGTTACAGGATCACCTGAATAGACGGCATTGCTGTCACCGTTAGCGATGAGCCGGGTCTGTTGACCCAGCGAGCCAGTGCGCCCATCCAAAAATCCCGCAAGCTGGAAACCAAAGGGCGCTTGAGTGTTCGCCATAGGTTCGCTCCTGTCGGATAGACCACATTAAAACGGCGCGTTTTAACATCGATCAAGGACAAAAACCGCTACGGCGCGTAACGGAACTGATTTAAGAGTAACATCTATATTATTAAGATGCAACTAGTAATTAAGGGGGATTGCTCCCCCTTAAATTAAGAAGTCGGAATTGACATTGGACCGTAAGACTTACGGATTCCAGATGCGCGATCATTGCGCTCATAGCTTCCCATCGGGACTTGACCCAATGCGCGTTCTTTAGCAGCTACCGCCTCACGCGCAGTCGCCAATTCACGCTGTTTTGCCATGTTGGAGATCTCTTCAGGACGCTCCATAAGAATCATACCCTTACGAATAATCGCGCCTTTGGCACCAATTGGCACAAGTTCAGGATGACGTTCAGCAGGAACAGCTTCCCAACCCGCCTGACGAAGTTCTGTCGCGTATGTATCGTCTTCCATACCCGCCGTTGAATGGCGTTTCCAGTTGTAATCCCAACCTTCTGGGATCACACGAGGATCAATATAGAACTCATCATACATAGATGGGTCATTTTGCTGTTCACTCATGCGTGAACGCAATTCTTCCGCACGAAGAGCCGCCTCACGAAGCCCGCGACTTACAGGCGCAAGCGTTTTCATCTCTTTGACTTCTTCGTCAGTCGGGACTCTTAATGAATTTTCCACTTTGACATCCTCAATTTCGTTTGATGTTTCAAGAAAACCCCTTGCAGGGCGTCCGGGACTGCGTTTTTCATTCATACTCATATCCTAATCTCCCCTTTATCAACGTAATATGCGAATCCTGCTGCATATTCATCTTCCTCCATACCCAAATCAGCCGCCATTTGGCGCTGGGCGGGGGTCAATTGAACCGCAACGGTTCCATTATTACGATGCGTGATGGGTGAACGGGTAACTGGGGCCGCTGTAGAAGGTGCGCGACCCGAACTTTGTGCTGGGCGGGAGTTGTTATAGCCCATATGCCGATCCAAAAATGAAAAATACTCAGGAGAATCGACCTGAATACCTTTTGCGACGGCACTATAATGCCCCGCAGTCATTTCTGCATTCTTTGCTGGATCTTTTAACACTTCCACATGCGCACGAACCCAAGAAGCAGAAGCTGGACTTAACGTACTCAGCTTTTGTTCAATAGGATCTGCCGCTACTTGCTGTACTTGTGGCTGCGGTTGTTGATATTGCTGCCTTGGCTGCGATGCCATATGGCGTTCATATTCCAAACGCTCCTCAAGAGCGACTTTGCCTTGCGCTAATTGCGTTAAACGGGATTCAATTTGAGCCATTTGACGCTGAATCTTAGCCGCCTGTGCATAATCACCTCTTTCAAGGTTACTTGCATAATCCCGTTCAAGCATTTCACCATCGCGTTCAAACGATGCAATAGCGTTAACAAATGCTGTAAGTTGGGAATCTTGCGCGGACATAGACATCTGCTGAACTTCTTGCGCTTTTTTATTCGCAAAATCTTCAGCTTGCATGCGAAGACGCTTTTGTTCTTCCGCTTCGCGTTGTTTTTCCGCTAATTGGCGGCGTAAAAGTTCTACGCCTTGGTCAGTTGCGTCGTTTTGTTGTACTTGCTGAACTGGTTGCTCTTTAACAGCCGCTGGTTCCGCCTTAACTTCAACTTTGGGCTCATCCGCCCCTAAATCAAAATCAAGTTGTTTAACAATCCGTTTTTCGTCAATGACGACTTCTTTAATTTGATCATCCATGATGGCCCCCTTAGAAAACTGTATCTGGTGTAGGTATAGCCATACGGATATTAATATCTTGCAGCATGCGGCAAAGAACGCCGTTTACATTCAGACTCCATCCATCACTAACCCGGAAAGTAATCCAATCACCAATTTCAACGTCTTGCCCGCCAAAACCATACTTTTCGTCATCAACAAAAGCCATTGGACCTTTTTTAAGAACAAGGCCGACTTTTCCTTGATAATCGTCTTCTTTACGGGTGGTGTCTGAAATATAAATGCCTGATGCTAATTTTTCAGGCCGCTTG